TATTAAATATTAAAATATAAAATATTAAATTTTTATTATATTATATTATTATTATAAAATGAAATTTTTTGATAGTTTGATGGCGCCGTTAGGCAAAAATTATTGTATGTTATTTTATGTTTTTGGAATATTTGCAGTACTGTTAGTGTTTTTTAATTTTGCTGGCTTAATGCTTGGACTATTTAGAAAAGACTCCGGTTATGTTATGGGCTTATATATTGTGTCTTTAATATATGCGCTAATAGTCTATTATTTAAATAGAATACAATATAACATATGTAAAGCGGCATTACGCTAAATAGAATATAAGAAAACAATTTAAAGGATTAGCAACAAATTATATGACTGGTGCTAATTTTAACATAAACATAAATTAATTTATATTAATATAAAAACTCTATTAATATAATAATACTATGAAAATTTTAAGTATTGATATTGGCATTAAAAATTTGGCATATGTTATTTTAGAGGTTACTAATGCTAATGCGAATGCGAATGCGAATGCTATTGTAAATGGCTCGCAAGGTTTTACAATTATTAAATGGGACGTTATAAACCTATGCAATAAGTTTATTCCATGCTCCACTAACACGTGCTCTAAACAGGCTTGTTTTCATAAAAATGATACTTTTTATTGCAAAAATCATACAAAGAAGACCGAATATAGCTTACCACTATGTAATATAAAAACCCTGCATAAGCAGTCAGTAGCAAATCTCTCAATATTGGTTGAAAAATACGATTTAAAAGTAGAAAAACCTATAAATAAATCTAGCTTAATAAAAACAATAGAAGACTATGCAAACACTACTTGCTTTGAGGCTATTGAAACAATAAACGCCAATAATGTTAATCTCATCGATTTGGGTATAAGTCTTAAAAACGAACTCAATGAACTGTTTAATAGTTACGACCTTACTAGTATAGACCAAATTATAATCGAAAATCAAATTAGTCCTATTGCTAATAGAATGAAGTCGCTACAAGGTATGATCTCTCAATATTTTATTGATTGTAACAACCACAATATAGTATTCATTTCTGCAACAAATAAATTAAAAGCCTTTTTAAATAAAGATAAAGATCTAGATAAAGATAAAAAGGTTTCCTATAACGAGAGAAAAAAACTAAGCATAGTATATACTAAACAATTATTAGAAAATAAAAATATGTTGCCTGAGCTTACTTATTTTACTAAGCATTCAAAGAAAGACGATTTAGCGGATTGCTTGCTTCAAGGAATTTATTATTTGGATAATAAACAAGAAAGCATTAAACTATAATTATTAGTTTATACAATATACAATATACAATATATATTATATATTGCGGAGTATTTAAAAATTAATCTTCTATTTAAAACATAATAGATTACATGAATATTGTTGAAATTGAGCCCGATTTTTTAAATATAGAAAGTATTCAGTTGCCTGAATTTAAAATTAGCGAACCCTACGAAGACCGCATTGAAGAACTTAGTTCAACTAGAAAATCTGCTAATTTTGGAGGTGGCATAGAATTATTAATGAATGAAAAAAATAAAGGTGATAAAAAGTTCTCATCTTCTATTGACATTGAAGACATTACAAATTTAGAAAATGAATTAAACGAGCTCTCTGATACTACTAGCTATCATCAATCGACTAAGGAAAATATTAACATTGCAAATATTGACAATGAGAGTGCTAATGCTAGTGCTAGCGCTAGTGCAGACAATACTAGCACAAGTAAAGAAATAAAATATAAGCAAGACTCCGGAAGTGCGCAAAAAAAATCTATTTTTGGTGACCTTTTTGGTGGTTCCAAAAATAATGGTGCGCAAATTAAGCCTGTTACAAAAAACAACGACACCGATAATATAAACCTTGGAAAATCTACAGCAAATATGAATGAAAATAAAACATGGGACGGTTTTGGCAAATTTAATAATATTCCTGTTAATTTGGACAAAACACAGCAAAAACCCGAATTAACAAAAGAAGAGGAATTAAAAGAAAAATTCAAATATTTACGAAAGCTAGATGAATTAGAAAAGAAAGGCGTATCGCTAAGCAAGCGTTACAATATGGACTCCAACTTAAATGAAATGATAGGCGAATATGAAACTATTATTGCGGAAAAAGAGAGAACAAATGCTATTAAATTTCAAGGAAAAATGATGATGGCGTGTATTACTGGTTTAGAATTTTTAAATACTAAATTCGATCCTTTTGACATTAAATTAGATGGTTGGGGTGAGCAAATAAATGAGAATATTGACGAATATGATGATATTTTTGCTGAATTGCACGAAAAATATAAATCAAAAGCTAAAATGTCTCCTGAGTTAAAATTATTATTTCAGCTAGGCGGTTCTGCAATGATGGTTCATATGTCAAATACGTTGTTCAAATCTTCTATGCCCGGTATGGATGATATTATGCGTCAAAATCCAGAGCTAATGAGACAATTTACTCAAGCCGCGGTTAATACTATGGGACAAACAAAACCGGGACTAGGCGGATTTATGAATGGCCTATTTAATAATGGTGGAAGTGGGGCTAATCCTGGCTTTGGAGCTTCAATGCCTCCAAATATAAATTCGGGTCCTCCACCGGCGCCTATTGAAACAAAATTGCCGGATCGCAGCCAGCGAATGCCTAATATTGTAAATCGCCCCGACATTAACGCAGCACGGGGTTCTAGTTTGGGCAATAATGAGGGCAATCCGTATGACGAAGAACGTATAAAACGCCCCGAAATGAAAGGACCCTCGACAATGCCACAATCGAACCAAAATATTGCCTCGCTATTAAGCGGACTAAAGACCAAACAAATAGATGTAAATGAAACTAAGAACAATGAGGCGAGCACAATTAGTGTTGAAGACTTGAAAGATTTGATGAGCGGTAAAATCCCTACTAAATCTAAACGGAAGCAAAAAAGTGACAAAAATATTGTGAGTTTAGATATTTGAAGCCCTATATCTTAAATAAATCGTAATTATTAAATATATTTAAAATAATTTTATAAATATATTTAAAACTAAGGCGCTAACATATGGTATTTACTTGTGATTTTTGTAATAAGCAAATAGTTGAAACTTGCACTTTATATTTTGGCTTTGATTGTTTGTGTTGTAGCAACTATTGTAGGTCGCAAGTTATTAGTATAAATTTGCAAATTGACCCAACAATGAATAATCCACATACTTGGTTTATACATAAACTGAGAGCACGAAAAACTAAACAAGAGCCATTAATTCCGAAAACCAAATCATTACTTGATTTATTAGGACAATTAAAACTTTAGAACTCTTGTTTCAATGTCAATTCAATGGGTTTTGCTTTAACGGTCAAACTTTTAGTATTAGTATTAGTATTATTAATATTATATTTAAGAATGCCATTATGCAATTTTTGTTTATAAGACAAGCAATCATAGGGCACTTTCTTATAAATAGTTGTTCTATCTTTAATAACAGCAATAGTGTACATTAATACCATTATATATAAAATATTATAAATTATATTAATTAAATATATTAGATTATTATTTTTAAATAATTTAATTATATTATTTAAATAATCATAAACTAATATTTAAATAGTTAATAATAAGTAAGTTATAATGAAACATTGTGAAGAAAATCAGTTTCAACCTAGAATAATATGTAATAAAGGAAATATTTTATTGAGCGAAATAAGAATGCCTTCAACTAATGCTAGTGTATTTAATTTACAATTTGAGTTAAATAATTTGGATACAACTAAAGTAAATAGCGATTTACTTTTGACCACACAATTATATAATTTACTTGAAAAGGTAAATGTAGACTTAATTGAAAAAATTCATATATTGAATAGTCTAGATAGTGTAGATAGTATGGAAACGGACATATGCATAGTAATGAAACAAATAGCAAAAGAAATTGGTATTAAGCAAAAATACATTTTATTTAGATCTACAAAATATTTAAACAAGTTGAATAATAGTATTACTTATTACAATAAGGATTTAACATATGAACATAAAGATTTAATAGAAGATTATTTAAAGTTATTAAATTTGGATAATAACAACTATGAACCATTGTTATTTAACTTTGGAAAAACCATTATTATTTTAACTAATACTAATGAAAATATTGTTAATCTTAAATTTTCTGTAGATTTTCAAATAACAATGACAGATGACATACCTAATTATATGACCAATATTATAGGATTAATGTTTAAAAAGATGTTTCATAATGTTAAATTATTTATAGAAAATTTGAATTCATAGCAAATTTGACAAAAAACAAAAATAATACTGGAAAAAGTATTAAGTAATTATTATATATAAATACTTAATACTTAATATACTATTAAATTAATAATTATGATATTTATTAGACCGCTAATTATAAGTCTAAGAATTGCAAAATTAGTTAGTATTATTAGTTACGAAATTATTAACTACGTTATAATTAAATCAATTAATAATGTATATAAAATACCTACACATAGATTAGAATTAATTAAAGCACTAGCACAAAGGTTAGAATACGAAAATATTGTATACGTTAAATTGTTTCAAGCGCTATGTTTAAATAAAGATTTATTATATTCTGATGAGCAGGATTTTTTAATAAAATATACCGATAATGTTCCTTATAGTATTAGTGATATTAATTATGATTTACTCAATAAATTACAACACGAATATTGCATAACATTAAATAATGCTATTCCTATAAATAGCGGAATAGTAGGATTAATATTTGACGCACGTGATTGCTCTAATAATAAAGTGATTGTTAAAATGTTAAAGCAAAACATTTTGAAGAAATTTTCAAATGTATTTGATGAGCTGTTATATGTATCGTATATATGCAAATATATTCCATATATAAAATATCTCAAAATAACAAAATTACTTTTGGACAACAGAGAGATTTTATTAAATCAAATGAATTTTCTTAGAGAGGTCGAGTCGCTAGAACTGTTCACCAAAAAATATAAAAACAATAAAGAATACAGGTTTCCAAAAGTTTATAAAAAGATTACCGAAAAATATCCCGAATTAATGGTTATGGAAAATATAAATGGACTAAAATTGAAAGATATTGCAACTATGGATCCATCAATAAAAGAAGAATTCGCATATTTATTAAACAAATTTAATATATTAGGCATTTTATACCATTCGGTTATTCACTGTGATCTGCATTGTGGCAATGTTTTCTTTTACATAAATGATGTATGCGACGTTTCAAACAATGAAACAGAAACAAGTCCAAAGTATATGTTAGGTTTAATAGATTTTGGGCTATGCACGTTTCCAACTAAGGAAAGTCAAAACGCCTATTACATTTTTTTTAACAATATGTTTTATAACAATGACTATAGCTCTATTGAATATTTAATAAATACTTTTATAGAAGAAAAAGAATTATTTAACACTTATAATAATAACATAAAACAAGTATTATGCAATGAAACTATTAATTGTTTGGACTTGTATGCAAGTCATAGTATATCAAATCAAGCATTAGTAAATAAACTGGGCACATTATTTTACAACTATGATTTGAATTTTACGCGTGAATTTAACAGAGTTATATTAAGCTTACATACAACATACAGTTTTATAACGCTATTATCAAGTAACGTTAATGAATGTGTTGAAAAAGTTATAAAAGAACTGAATTATTTTAATGAACTAATAAACATTTGAAACTTTGCTGGTGGGGGGCTAAGGGCATATAAAAGTGCTGAAATCCCCATTTTTAAAAACCTTATGATATATGGTCTTGTATCTTTATAGTAATTATTATGTGCTTTTTTTTACAAAAATAAATTTCACGATTTTTTTGGAAAATGGACATTTATAAATGTCCAATTTTGAATACCCTAACCCTTTATAGAAAAAATAGAAAATTTGCATTTTGAAAATAAAACCAGACGTTAAAGGTGCAAATCCTAAATTTTTAACAGCAAAAAACGCCTTACCATAATTTTTTTGCGCCTTTTCTAAAAAAAAGGTTGTTGACATTTGTTGACAAAATTGTCCGGAATTATCCGCAAAAATCCGGTTTTTTTTGGCATCATATATGCTCTCAAAAAATTAAATAAAAAGCGTAAAAAGTGAGAAAAAGCGCGCAAAATCTTCTAATTTAATGAAGAATTATGCTAAAATGTGATATATTGCATATTTTCTTCATTAAACCGTTGACATAAATTTTACATTTGTTTACAAAAAATCCGGAAAAATCCGAAAAACAAAAAAAATATGTATTAAATATATATTTATTTATAACTTATTGACAAATGTTGACAAAAAACTCCGCAAAAATCCGCTCAGAATTTGTATGTATAAATTGTAACTATGCTACGTGTGACAAAAAAGATTATAACAAACATATTGCTACAGCAAAACATAAAAATAATACAAACGTTGACACAGTGTTGACAAATATAGGAAAAAAATCCGAAACTATAATTGAATTCATATGTAGTTGTGATAAAAAGTATAAGAGCAGGCAAGGCTTATATGCTCATAAAAAAAAATGTAAAGTGTTGCAAAATGGCGCAATAGTTGATAGTTCAAATAGTCAAATAACTTTGGCAAATGAATTAACCAATGATTTAATAATTAAGTTATTGAACGACAATAAAGAAATGAGAGAAATAATAATAAAGCAACAAGATCAAATTAGCGAATTATTACCAAAAATTGGAAATAATTTTATAACAAATAACAATAATAATAACAAATTTAATATTCAGGTTTTTCTAAATGAGAGATGTAAAGACGCTATAAATATGAGCGATTTTATAAAATCTATTCAAGTTAGCTTGCAACAGCTAGATTATACGAAGCAAAACGGGCTAGTTAATGGACTAAGTAATGTAATAATTGAAAATATGAGTAAATTAGGATTATATCAGCGACCGATACATTGTACTGACTTAAAACGAGAGTCGCTATATATTAAAGACGATGACAATTGGGAAAAGGATATTAATAAAGAAAAAATCAGAAAAGCAATAAAAGATGTATCAACAAAGCAATTTTGCGCATTAAGTAAATGGACAAAAGAAAATCCAGATTTTCAAAATAATGAATATAAACAAAATTATTATACGCACACTTTAGTAGCAATAGCAAACTGCAAGGATAACAATGAAGAGAAAATAATTAAAAAACTATGCAATAATAGCTATATAAAAGAAGAATGATTTAATAGTCATTTAAAATTGAGATTAAATTTTTTTATTATTTAAGTAATAAAAAAATGGATTTAAATGTCACAATAATCAAGATACAAGCATGGTTTAGAGGAACTAGCTTTAGATTAAAACGCTTACCTCTAATTATGTATAAAATTCAAAATTATTTAAAGCTACAAGCGTTTCAATTTTCAAGTCAAAATGAAGACGGTAGAATAAATAGTTGTTTAGATGAGGTTGAAGTAATCAAAATACTTTATGAAAAGTTTGGTGCAAGAATTAAGATACCTGAAAAGAGAAGACATTGGTATGACATTTTAGCATATGATTATATGTATGGATGGATTCCAATCAATATAAAAACAACAACAACATTAACAAACGACAATACAGGTAATTTAGCAATGTGTGTATATGCTTATACAAATGAAGTATTGGATATTCATAGTAATAAATCTTATGACAATGGCAAAATGAGTAACATACTTGTCAATAAATTAAAAAATAAAGAATATAACTTTATTAGTAAAAAAGATTATTATTTCATAGTATTAAATAAAACAGATTCAAGTATTATAATTGTTAATAGTATAAAAGGATTGACACTATTAACACCAAATATAAATAATTTGCCATTTCAAGTTTGTTGGAATAACAATAGGATCTATAAATATGAAAACATAGTAAAAAAAATAACACAGTTCATTGATTGCTTGCAAAAACCTAAACCTAGTTGGAAGGAAACATTTATGTCAAACATAAGAACTTTAAAATTATAAATAGTCATTTGGAATATATGAATTGCATATTTGTCTATGGCCTATTTTAAATCTTCCAGAAAACATAAAATTAGCTTTGAAAGTATTACTATTTATATATGCTACAATCTTATTTAAATCGCACATTTTTTTCGGTTTAAGCATTATTAATCCACCGCCAAAATAACTAACTTTACCTAAAAATGAGACGTCAGATTTTCGCGTTAAATTGTAAATGTAAATACAATCTTTACCGTTATTACTATTTATAGCATCAATATTTCTTGGTGCTCCCCATTCAAACCAATTCTTTTCAGTAAATTTTCGTATTCCTCGCATAATAAGCTCATTTTTGTGCTGTAATAAATATTCATTAATTTTTGCATTTTCACAGGGATAATTTTCAATATAAATATATTTTTCAACTTTATTATGTCCATTTAACAGTTCAATATTGCCGAGTTCTTCATTTTTATAAACATCTTCTTTTCCACTAACAAGACCAACATAAATATCGAAATAGTCTTGAAACAAAACACTATTACTATTTACTTTTTCATCAAAAGTAATTAATCCGTTGCTGTTTGTAATATATAATAGCTTATCATTATATAACACTTTTTTCTCAATTGAACTATTTTTGCAATATCTAAATATAATAACATCAATAGACGCATTTGCAAACATTTTTTCATTATGTGGGTGAAAAATATGAGTAAATGTTCCTTGTGTCATCATGCTATTTAATAATTTTGAAGCACTTGTTAATTTTAGAAAATCAGACGGAACAATAAATATTAACTCACCATTAATGTCAAGTAAATTATAACATTTTTCTGTAAAATCAATATATAAATTCCCCTTTTTAGTTCTAACATAAGGAGGATTTCCTATTATTGTTTTGTATGTTTTTGTTATATGTTGTGTCATAAAATCTCCATAAATAACATTAGTTTTTTCTATATTATCTAACAAGTGGATATTATTATCTATTTCATACATATCAAATGTTATATTAGGTAGCCTAATATTAATAAATGTTATTAAGTCTCCGCGACCAATTGAGGGTTCTAATATATTAGAAGGACTATTTAATATAAATTCAAACACTTTTTCTTTAAGTTCAATATGTGTTGTATAATATTGTCCTAAATCGTGTTTTGCTGTCATATTATATTATATTATATTAATTAATATAATATAGTAATTTTTGTAATAAAAATTCAATTTTTAAATATATAAGCTATTAATTAGCTATTGCATTATCACTAGTAACACTAATAATATTGATTTCTTTATTACTATTAATAGTAACTACATTAGCTAATTGTTTTTTCTTATAATAGTCACTAATACAAGAACAAATTTTATAATAACTAACAAAAGAAATAGAAAACATTGTAACACAGCTATTGAATATCATTAAACTATTATTATCTTCAATACTATACAATACCCAACAAAAACTATGAAGATTACCTAAAAACAAGTAATATGGGTCAAAGTCTTTTACCGATTTTGTTTTATATGTTTTTATAATTTGAGGTAAATGATAAATCACATTAATAACATTACATACAACAAGAATATTATTTTTATACGTGTATGCCACACTCATATATAACGTCTAATAAGCATATTTAGATAACTTTAAATAATTTGTGTATATTAATACAATATACAATATACAATAAAAATTGATACTATATAAATATTATGTTATATACTAATTATTAATAATATGGCAAAAGCAAAGGCACATGCGCAAGCACAAGCACAAGCACAAGATCCAAAAATATTTATATTAGTGGATACGAGTTATTGGATCTTTTATAGATATTTTGCTATTGTACAGTGGTGGGGGCACTCAAATCCAGAAACACCCTTAAATAATCCATACGAAAATGAAGAGTTTGTAGAAAAGTTTATGAAAACATTTAGTGAAACGTTAGCAGGGTTTAAAAAGAAGCAAAAAATACATAAAAAAACAGCGACAATAATTGCGGCTCGCGATTGTCCTCGCAAAGACATTTGGAGAAATACACTATATCCGGACTACAAAGGCACACGTGATAAAGGCGACGAATTTGGCGGAGGCTCGTTTTTCAAGCATATTTATCAAGATGCTAATAAGCTTTTATATGAGGCCGGTGTAAATAGCGTACTCCAGTTTCCTAATTTGGAAGCCGATGATATTATTGCACTTACTAAAAACTATATTCGCAATAAATATGCGGATGCTAAAATATACATAATTGCAAATGATCACGATTATTTGCAACTTTTAGATGAGAACACCGAAATTGTGAATTTTCAAAACAAATATTTGAAAGAAGGCAGCAAAGTGTTTAGCGAACCGCAAAAAAATTTGTTTTATAAAATTGTATTAGGTGATAAATCCGACAATATTAATCCCATTTTTAAAAAATGCGGTCCAAAGACGTGTGAGAAATATTATGAAAACAATGAATTGTTTTTAGAAGCTCTAAAAAAGGAAAACGCTTATGAAAAATATGAGCTAAATAAAAAATTAGTGGATTTTAGAGAATTGCCTGGCGAACTTGTGGAAAAGTTCTTGGGGGAGAATGCCGAATTCTTAGCCAAATTATAAATAATCAAATTATAAATAATCAAATTATAAATAATCAAATTATAAATAATCAAATTATAAATAATTAAATTATAAATAGTTAAAGTATATATATTTAAATTCAATGAACATTTGTATTGTAGTAGCAAGATATAACGAAAATATAGAATGGACAAAACAATTTTCAAACGTATTTGTTTATAATAAAGGTTATCCATTAACAGACGATGTTAATCAAATTTTTTTAAATAATGTAGGTAGAGAGCCCCATACCTATTATAAACATATTTATGATAATTATAATAATTTAGCAGAATATACAATTTTTTTACAAGGAAATCCATTTGACCATTCACCAAATATAATATCTAATTTAAATAATTATATCAATAATAAAGAGTTAAATATTGATTTTGAATTTTTAAGTGAATGGATTATATCTTGTAATATAAAAGGATGTATACATCATCCAGGCTTACCATTAATAGAAACATACGAAAAAATATTTGGTGAAAAAAAAGATAATAATAATTTTTTATTTGGTGCTGGTGCTCAATTTATTGTATCGAAAAAAAAAATATTACAAAGACCAAAAGAGTTTTATTTAAATATTATTAAAATAATAGAAAATGAAATGTATCCAATGACTCCATGGGTTATAGAAAGATTTCATAAATTAATATTTGATTGAAGATGTTTAATATTATGAAAATTTTTAAATAACTCTTAGAATAAATTATGTATAATACTATTATTAATTATGTATAATACTATTATTAATTATGTATAATAATATTATTAATTATGTATAATAATATTAATGATGATGTTAATAAAATACCCGCTATTAATTCCGACATTTGGCCACGGAGCAACCAGCCTAATAGTTAGCCCATATGCAACATTAGCAAGTAATTTTTTTAGCGGATTATGTATATATTATTGCTCCTTTTTTCAACGAGTAACGCTATTAATCGTGTTTTCTATTTATCATATTGCCGATGACTTTAATATTAGAAATAAGATTTATAAATATTCTTGGAGTTCGCTATTTCACTTAGCTTGGCTTAAATGGCCTTTGCTAAGTAAATGCTATTTAACGCTGGTCCATACTCCTAGACATTATTTTAATATTTATAAAAAGAAATTGAGAGTCACGCAACAATTTATAATTGGACTAGGAACAAGCTTAGTCGCAATTCCTTTTTTAAATGCTAATTTGGATAGCAAACTAAATAGCATTTTTGGCGAGTTATGGTATGTTGCGCCAATAATTGCACACATAATAGTCCATAGTTATTATAATAATAATATAATTAATAATGTTACTAGCAGTGCAAATTAACTTAGTTTTTATGCTTTAATTTTCTTGTTTTCTTACTTCTAGTTTTATTACTTCTTGATTTCTTGTATTTTTGTTTTTGTGATTTTTTATTTCTTGTTTTCTTATTTTTTCCTCCTTTTCCTGCTGTTTTTTTTAACGATAATTGTTCTATTTTTTTTTGATTTGATGGTGTATTTTTTATATATCGGCTTGTTAAAGGGTTATATATTTTATCTAAGCTAGTAGATGAAGTGATTATATCTTTTGTCATATCCAGTGTCGGAGCACTATCAAAAGTTTTTTGTTCAATTATTGATATTTCTTCGCTAGTCAATCCAAAATATTTATAAATATCTTCATCGTTAACAATTATAATATCAAAACTTGATGGTTTTATCAAGTTTCTCATTATGTAATCTCTCGGAGAACGCTGTGTTTTAAACATATATTCTAAATATTTAAATAACTTACTATTCATTAATTTTTCTATATTTTTACATTCATTTAATGTTTCACAAGTAATATATACTACAAAACTTGTTCCTGGAAACAAATTTCTATTATCATCAATTAAAATTCGTTTGCCTAATGTTGGATATAATACTTTAAACTTATCCATATCTGGATGTGTTTTACTAGACCATTTTATTTCATCATTTTTAGGATCTGTTTTTAATTTATATATTATTTTATGCTTATGAGTGTTACTCTCATTGTCTTGCAAATTTTCACTTATTCGTGCTGCTTTTCTTTTCCATTCGTTGCTATTTATTTTTATTAACTTATTAATAATATTACTATCATTTGTATCAGTATTACTAATATTATTTGGTCTTGTTTTTGTTTGTAATATAGAATCAAAAACCAAAATATATTCATAATCTATTGTATCATCATCAAAAATAAATGTTGTTTTACTATAGTTTGTATTATTTTGTAATACAAAATATGTAAAATCACTACCAATATTCTTAAAATACTTACTTTTGATAGTATCACTTGTATTAATATATAATATATTATATAGTTGAGGTATTGTTTGTTGAGATATACTACTACCTAATAAATATAATAGTGATAATTTAGGAGTTATAAATAATAAATATCCATCTTTTTTCAAGTTACTTAATATCATATTTTTTATAAAATCAATGTATGTTTTCTTACGACCAGAACCTTGAAATGGTGGATTTCCCAAAACCACATCAAATCCTTTAAAATCTTCCAATAAGTTAAACTCTTTTTTTACATCCATTTTCAAAGTATCGCCGTTATAAATATTTAACTTGTATTTGTCCCCACAAAGTATTTTTTTATAAATAAAAACATTTTTTGGTGTAAGTTCAGATGCATATATCATTTGTTCCAAAATATGCTTTCTTCGTTCTTCTTCGTCTTTTATACTTTCGACAAGTCCTTTCATTAAGCGTTGATAAAGTATAATAGGGAAGTTTCCAATACCCACCGCTGGGTCAAACCACTTAAATTCAACTTCTGTAAATATACTTTTTCCATGTTCCTTTATATATGCATCATCTAATTTAGTCATCATTTCATTAACTAATGTTAAGGGTGTAAATACTTCCCCATTTTCTTTTTTTTCTTTATCTTTTGGTTTTAACTGAGTATCAATATAATTTAATAGTTCGGTGGGTTCATTTATTGTATAATAGTGTTTCTTTTGTGACAAAATTATTTTATTCATAATTAATTTATCATCAGAACTATCCATAGCATCCAATACATCTTGAATTACTTTTTCTGGATAAGGTTCATCTGCATTTCCAGATAATCGTCCATTTAATATTTTCAAAAAATTATCTTTAATTTCTTCATTTTTAAAAACCTCATTTTTTAGAATATAAATATCATCTATTAAAGTAATTTGTGCGTTTGATTTGGAACTATCAGTTAAAATACATTGAGCACCATTATCCACATAAAGTGTAAAAATATTCAATAGCGATATAAATTCACTGATTAGTTCTGCAGCAATTTCTTGTAAATTAATTTCTTTTTCTTCAATGGTCTTTTCGTCCTCTTTTATCTTTATTTCTCCAATTTTTTCCTTCTTTTTACCAGGAGTAAACATTTCATCGTCCTTTTTTATATCTATTTCATCATTTTTTTTTCTATTTTTTCCTATATTTATTTGTTGAAATACAGGTTTTAGTGCTTCTAATTTTATCATATCAAATGTAAATGCAGTAATAACTTTTTTAATATTTTCTACATTTATATTCCATGATGCGTATAATTTATTAAACAATTCTTTTACAAATTCATTTCTGCTTTTTTCATCATCGCCATATTTATCATATAATACATCTTCATCAATATTTATTAAATCTGTAATTAGACGATATTTTTGCGTGCTATCAATATCTTTATTTTTGGATATATTTGTGTCAAATAAATTTACGTTTAGTAATGCTCTTTGAGGGTTCATATCAACCATAAATCCAAATCTTTTCGTAGGACAATATTCATTCTCTTCGCATGTTAATCCATCAACTTCTGTCATAGATCTAAAAAGCATTTGAAAAATAGCGTCACTACTAGAAGTAGAATTCCACAATGTAACAATATCAACATTACGTAGTGATATTCCAAGCTGTAGCCTTTGTCCTGTTAAAATAATTAAATTGTCTTGTTTTACTTTTCCGGCTTTTATATCTTTTTCTACTTTTTCTATATCTGCTTTGATGTTATGTGGATTGTTCATATACGTAACCCCATCAATAGTTTTTCCTGCTTTTGCTTTATCTTCAATATCAATTGCTATAAAAAAATGATATTTGTTTTTAATATCTTTAAACTCATTTGCTGTTAATAAATTAATTAGTGCTACAACTTTATTTTTAATTTTACTAGTTCCTACAGGTAAAAACCATAACTGGCTAGTATTATGTTGTTGTTGTAATGTCCTACATTTATTCAAACATATATTTTGAATACGTGGTATTATGCCTCTTTTTCTATAAAAAGTTTGGTCAATATAAGATTTTTTTTTATCTGGATAACCAAAATAATAACGCATCATTTCTTTCATTTGTTCGTCATTTGCGAAAGTAGTGCTATCTCCGTTTGTATCAAATAATGTATTCATATTCCAATCAAATTCAGTATCGCCAATTTTTAATTTTTCAATACTCAAAAATTCTTTATCCCATAACGATGTAATTAAATATGGTTTTGGAAAAATAGAATAGTCTTTTTGAAATTTAGTAACAAGCGTTAATCCCGTTTTATCTCCAAAATATTCTAATGCATTTTCATAAATTTTTTCACCAAATTGCTCGCGTATGGCATTATTATTTATTGTGTCTCCGCTAAGTGTTTTCATTATATGAATATCATTCAAACTCCAGGTAATTATACAATTCTCTTTTACACCATATGCTTGCAATGGCTTATTATATGTTGCTGTAACATATATCTTAACTGTGCTAGCAATTGTGCTATTTAATAGTTTAACAATATTTTGTGCTTTTGTTGTGCTCATACCAAAATGAGCTTCATCTAAAAACATAACATCTATATTAGGATTTGTTCCAAACAATTTGTTTACACGTTGCTTAATTGTTTTAATATCTTTTGTATCTTCTACTTCATCTTCTACTTCATCTTCTACTTCATCTTCTACTTCGTCTTCTACTTCGTCTTCCACTTCGTCTTCCACTTCTTCGTCTTTCTCTTGTTGTACGTCTTCTTTTGCTAATAATTCTTCGCCTTTACTTCCGGCAGACCATCCAAGTTTTTGCTTTGATATGATTATAATGCAATGGTTAGTATTATTTTTGCATATTTCTTTAATATTAATTTCATCTTTATATGTAACAACATCTATTCCATTAAACTCAATATATTTATTAAAAATGGCTTCATATTCTCCAAATGTCTCATTCGGTGCGGGTGTCATTAATAAAAATCTAAATTTTTTATTTGGTTGTAATGGTTCTTGACTTTTTATATATTCTAATATTGTTCCCGCCATTACAAATGATTTGCCAGAGCGAGGTATTGCACCGACTAATATATTTTTTTCACCATCTTTAATAAGTGTATCTATTTTACCTACAAATAATTTTTGATGAAATCTTGGTATAAAAACCTCTTTTAATACTTTCAAATAATCTTTTTCAAATTTTGAAATATAATCAGTGGATTCTAAATAATTAAATTGCTCTAATATTTTCTTTAGTTTAAAATATGCGTTTTGTAAATCAGTTAAATCATAAATATGTTCATATTTACCATCGGGATTAATATATTTTATTAAAATATTACTTGAAGAATTTTGCGCTTCAAACTTTTTAATTGCATTTTGTTTATTTTTAACAAAAATAAATATTTTTATAGTTCTATTTGTTGCTTTATGTTTTTCTACTAAAGCACATAATTTACCGATATCATATTTAGCTATTTCTTTTTCATCTTTAAAATATTTTACAGAAATAAAATATAATTCTTCTTCTCCAATTTTAGCACCATTAATATCATATTTTTGATTTACAAAGGTTATATCTGAATATCCACCACTATTACCGCTTCGTACTTTTTCACTTAAATACCCTCCTGGTGTTTTATTTAATTTATTATTATCCCAACAATTACTATTTTCAATAGGAATATTATCCTTATTAGGATTTATACCTATAATATGTCTTGTTTGTAGTTTGTCCTTAATACTTGGAAGAGTTAATTCTGTAGCACCAAATTTAATACATATATCCCATAACCGTTCATAATAAAATCCTTGCGATGAACGATCCTCTATAATATTGCCTTCAATAATATCCTCCGTGTTAAGTTTATCCTCTACATAATTTATTTTGTCCAAAATATCTTTTTCTACATTGTTATTATTCTTTATCGTACCTTGTATGAAGTTTATTACAGTTTCATTTCCATAATCTTCTAGTATAGTTGACATTAATTATATAAATGTATATATAATTAATTTACAAATAACGAATTTGCTTACTTAGTATTATGCAATTTAATACTTTTGGTTAATCCAAGCATATTTATTTTTAATACAAATAAAATAGTATCGTTATTTACATCATAATAAGGTGCATCAATAGTACATCTATATTTAGTCATAATATTTTTTAAATAAGGGTCTAATTCATAGGTCATAGCTGTGTCGTCATCATTATAAACTAATCCATTGCAATTTATTAGTCCATATAATCTAACTCGCGAAGTATTTTCTTTTAATCTCTCAAATTCTATATTTTGTTTTCCTATTAATGGAATAACAAGACAACCGCTATATACTTTATGTAAGGCAGGCAAACTATAAGCTAATGCATACAACAATATGCTATACATATAAAAAATATTGATTATACTATTTTATCAAGTACTATTTAAATATTTTTGTTAAAGTTTATATTTTAAAATATATACGTTATGTATGTTTATATATGAATAAAACTGTAAAAAAAACTTTAAAAAATAAAAACAAGTTGAAACAAGTTGGAGGAAATGAGAGTATAAATGTGTTATGTTGGAATATATGTTGGCAGGCGATGAAAGGAGTTGCAACAGGTAGTGCCCCTATTTTAGGAGCATCTTGTTCAAGAATACCAAGTGATCCTATAACTAAGTTAAATATTTGTTCGACTAATGTTATAAAAGTAATAGATAGCCTTATTATTGACTATGATTTTGTTGCTATACAAGAAGCAGAAAAATGGAAAACAATTTATAACCAGTCTAATAAATTAAGGGCTATGGGCTATGTTCATCATAGAATAGGGTCGTCTGATTTAGTTACATTTTACAATAAAGACAAATATGATGCACTAGCTGTTGTTACTTATACTATTATTATTAATGGTAAGCGCGGACGCCCTTATCATATTATATATTTAAAAAATAAAATAACTTCTGAGTTTTACATATTTATTAATTTACATAATGCAGATGGTGTAAGTAAAGACGACCTTGAACGTCAATTAGCAAGTAAATTTAATACTTTTTTTGCTATTGAAAAGACAGAACAAGAAGGCGCTCAACACTTAAAAACGCGTATTGATATTCAGTGGAACTTGAATAAATACAATGTAATTGTTGCTGGCGATTTTAACGATCGTGGTTTAAAGAATTATTGGCAAGGCTTATACCCTTTTAAGCATACAAATATACCTACTTTAAAAGATATAGTAGTAAAATGTAATGCAGAGCCACCAAAGACATGTTGTAGAGAGACACCAAACACTAATCCACCCGATAACGGAGATTATATTTTAGTTAATTCAAGTTTAACTATAGAAAAAAATAATTATATACCACAATCCGAACACTTATTTCCATCATCAGACCATTTGCCTGTATTAATAGAATTAAAAACGAGAACAGCAGTTATACAAACAAGACGTCAATCAATAATAAATTATGACATAATAGAACCACTACCAGCACAAGTACCAGCACAGACACAAGTACAAGTACCAGCACAAGTACAGACACAAGTACAAATACCAACACAAGCACAGACACAAGTACAAATACCAGCACAAGTACCTGAAATAATACCAGCAATAATACCAGCACAAGCACCCGAAATAATACCAGCACAAGTTCCAACACAAGTACCTGAAATAATACCAGCACAAGTTCCTACACAAGTACCTGAAATAATACCAGCACAAGTTCCAACACAAGTACCTGAAATAATACCAGAACAAATACCAGCAATAATACCAGCAATAATACCAGCACAAGGTGCAGAAGCAAGACCACCAACACAAGGAGCAGAAGCAAGACCACCAACACAAGGAGCAGAAGCAAGACCACCAACACAAGGAGCAGAAGCAAGACCACCAACACAAGGAGCAGAAGCAAGACCACCAACACAGGTAGTAGAAGCAAGACCACCAACACAGGTAGTAGAAGCAAGACCACCAACACAGGTAGTAGAAGCAAGACCACCACAAGAAGCAGTGCAAGCACCTATAGAAAAAAGAGAAATAGCGAGAGAAATAGCGAGAGAACCTGTTCCGGAACCTGGTTCTAGTAATATGTTTTCTGCTCCTTTAATGGCTATGATATGTGCAATTCCAGTTATATTTTTACTCAGCAAATAATTAATTTACAGGCAAATCGCAACTTACAAAACTAGCCTCTCCATTTGCATTCCATAATACAACCAATACTATAACTTCTACACCTTGCTTAACAGCATCAGTAAAGGCAGCTCTATAAATAGGGTCTAATAACGACGCTTGAAAACTAGAAACGTCGGTTCGCTGAACAACAAAACAAATAATAGGTCTAGTAATTTTTGACTGAGTGATTTCAGCCAGCTCATTAATATGTTTTAATGCTCGTTCGCTAACAAGAGCTTCCTTCTTCTTCCTGTAACCATCTGGAAAATAGGAGATTTTTTGATTAATAGCAATACTAGCAAAATCTCCGTTTTTAATCATCTTCTTGCGATCAGTGCTTGATACATCAGCATAATCAGCAAGTGGAACATTTTTGACTTCTAACACAAAATATTTGCCTTGGTCGTCTATTCCTGCAAAATCAAAACGCGAATTAAGCAAACTAACTTCTCTCTTATAGCTCTTAATATTAGACAATGTTTTCAAACAATTTTGCGTTAATGCATTTTCAACCAATGTTTCAGCTAACTTAGGATCAATACCAATCAATTGATTATTAGTTATAAGCTGATTAGCTATGACTTTTTCTTCATAAAAACGCGCCAAATAAATCTTATAAGAACAAACCTTCGATTTAGACTGAGCACAATTAGATTTTATAGGAGAGGCATAAACATAACAATCCTTTTCGCATAGTCCACAACAACCTAGCGAAGCACAATGAGCTTGAACAATAGATCCGTCACTAAGCTCTATATCAGCAACATACGGAGTTTTACATACTTTGGAGGGTCTAGACACTACTTTAACCAATTCTAAATCATTTAACTTGTGAAGCATATTAGTTAGCGTTAATAGCTAACATTAACAGCTATACAAAGTTATCAATTTTTATTAGCTAAAAATATAAAATTATAAAGTCATATAATGTTATAATTTTATAATTTTATAATTTTGTTTCCTTAATCATTTGCTTCATCTTCTTCATCTTTTACGTTCTTCTTATTTGGTGTAACATGTGGCGCTTTCTTCTTAGTATCCTTCATATTTGCAGCGCCTTCTCTAAATTGTTTGTTAAATACAAAGTGTAGTACTATACTTATTACAAATAAGAACGCTAAACTTATAAATGTAGCAGACAGCTTTTTCATAGAACCAGCTTTTTGAATAGATTTTACAAATCCACGTTTAGCCATTATATAAATATATATATAAAAAGAATATAAAAAAGAAAATAAAATATTTAAAAAAGAAAAATTCCTAATTCCTCCTAATTCCTCCTAATTTTTTTTCGTGTATGATTTTTGTTTCCACCACTTATTTTTTCTTGTAAAGGTGGCCGTGCAGCTAAATTAGGCCGTGCATCTAAATTAGGCCGTGCCTCTAAAGTTGGATTTGGAGGAATGTCTTTATTTTTAGCAGTTTTTGCTTGTTTTGGTTTTTGTAAGTTTATAAGTTTATTATATAAATACGTTTCAGAAATATTGAATTTACTATAAATTGGGTTATAAAAAGCTTTATCTAATATTTTAGCTCTATTTAAACAAACTTCACCAATTAAACGCTTTTGCAAACTTGGTTTATTACCTTTTTCGTCTGCTTTGTAACATATAAACAATATAAAAATATAATAACTATTTCTTGTAATTCTATTGTCTCTTGATTTAACTTTATAAACATCGAATTTATCGGTGTAAGGTGTTGTAGTTTGTAATTGTAATGCATCCAATCTTTTAGAAAAATTCTTTAGAATTCTTTCACCTTTAAAATTATTATATTTAATAGTTTTATTTTCAGAAATACTATAAAAATTTAATACTGAATTAATAGGATTACTACTAATATCATTAGTAATTAATGTATCATAAACAAAGTAACTGCTATTGGA